TTGTTGATTGCAATCATCAGTCGTTCTTGTTCTTTTTTGTCAACAGGGTATCTAACAAAATTGCATACCACACTTGCAAGACCAAGAATGTAATCAATCCGACGACGACGGGAGGTAAATTGTGCATTTGGATTTACAAAATGAACAGAAGAATTGGTATTAAGTAGATTACCCAAGGAATTGTCAACAAAGTTTGCTTCAAGTTCCCTGAACGATTTGCCAGAATAAGATGTATGATGCACAACAACAATAGAAGCACGAAGAACATCTTCGGAAACAAAGTCATAAGTGATAGTATTGGGCGCAAAAGTGCTTTTGCCACCATAACCAATAAAATCACACTGATGAATCCCTTCCACCCACGGCAATGTCTCAAGACAGGTATGTAGGATGCCAGCAACTTTTTCGTTGTTGCTATGATTCTTCTCGATGTCAGCATGAGTATAATTGACCTTCACTTTGACTTTGTTGAATACACTTTTCGTACCTACAAACTTCTTACCAGTCTCAGGACATGTGCCGAATACAATAGCAGGAGAACCATCGTATTTCACACTGACAGTAGAATTACGTTCACGAAGAAACTTGATAACTTGCTGAACAGATTGCTTGCCTAGCAGTACAGAATCTTCTGGATGTTCTAGGTGAGTGTTCTTCATGAATCAGAGACCGAAGAAAGCATCATACTCATCAGCAATAGCATCAATCAACTCATCAGTTGCGTTGACATCGTAGGTATAGCAAACCCAGTCAACAGCATCATTCAGATCAGTCATGTTGTTGCAGAGATAGTCGCGGAGACCATCAGCGAAGTCAACCATTTGTGTTCCTTTGTTTTCCATACCTGTAGTATGGCACAAAATTGGGCAGGAGTCAACCCCCTTGCCCATCAGCGTTGCTTATTAGTCCAGGTTGTATCATTAGAGAGTGCAATCACCCGTTGTTCTACGCATCTCAAAGAATATAAAACTAATTACACTTTCTTTACACGATTTCTTTGATTCATAGGGATTTACCTGCTGAGAATTGATCACCGTTGGTGGTACAACAACAGGTGAAGATCCAGACGAGTGGAAATAACTAGGTGGTGCAATTAGTTGCGCCATCAGAGGTAATGTGAAGGCAAATGTTTTCATAATAATGATAGATTACTACATTGAGATTATCGCACAAGATGGATGATTTGTCAAGTCTTTGTGTCGATAACGTCATCATATATTTGTGATATATTGTTCTCGACCATAACTTTATCTGCAGCATCAAACTCTTGAGCAACATCGGGATTGTCTATTGCCAAGGTTGTATATAGAGAGAGATACTCATAAAACACAGATGATCCAAGATAATAATTTTGTTGGTTCAACATGTAGTGCAAGTTAATACCCTTTGCGATGGTATTTTGTACCAACCAAGATAATACTTTAGCATCCATATCTCGATCACATTCTACAGCAGACCACCACAATAACGGTTCATCTTTATACACAACTTCACGATGAGTTACGATAACTTTTGATTTATCTGGTTTCATCCAGTTAGGGAACATAACTTTATGTCTCAACCATTCACATTGGTATGAACTACACATCTCTGGTCTTTGATCATAAATTGAACAACCACCACCACACCTATCAGTATCTAGGAAATGGCATTGATTGTCTCTACTAAAATGATAACCATGTGCAATGCCAGTTAAATAACCTTTGCAGCACTCTGAGCATTGTCCGCACACTCTTTCGGGTAATGTAATAGTCATACGAAATAATAAAGATCAGTGAATGAAATACGTTTGCGATACTTACCACACTTCATTGCAGATTTGAATGAAGTTAAGTAAAAATCTTTTGTTTGTTCTCTCCATTGAGAGATTTTGTGATTAACTATATCACAATCCAATTCTTTGCTTGAATGAAACAAAACATAATTTCTAGAAGTATGTTTTAGATATTTATCACGATCAAAAGAATCTGATACGGGTTCTATTTTTATATTTTCTTGTTTTGTGGTATCTATACCAGTCAAGACATAATTACCATCAGAAACATTAAATTTTAATTTAACATCAGCATTACGTTGTAGATTGTGCGGAGTGATTCTTTCCCCATTTACATATAATCTGGTTTTACATTTGTCAGGTATGAAGTATGCTACCCCAACAGGGCAATCAGTATCATTAAAAAGAACGTAATCTAATTTATCCCAGCACAACAGACGATCTTGAAATAATTTAGTGCCATAAAATGTAGATGGAATAATTGCTGCAACATAAGGACAATTATTCAACATAACTTCTAAACAATCGAGGTATAGATCCTCATGATTGAAGAAGACAACACCACCACGTCTGCGTAGACTATTCTTTGCAAGATAGGGAGGATTAGTTATAACAACTTCATACCCAGAAGGAAACTCTTTGAGTGTGTCAAGTTGTTTGATACTTGGATGTTGTGGTTCAATATCATATCCATGCCAATCTTCTTTTAGATAGTTGAATAGATTACCAGCACCCGCAAATGGTTCAAGTACAGGAACATTGCGAGGTCTCATACCATTCCAACAAGAAAATGCACCACCACTAAAAGGATTAGTGGTGGTGAAGTATTGACCTTTTAGTATTCTATTGTCAATCACATTGTTCTGCATAACTAATAACTCGTTCTTGAAACTCTACATGATTGCAGACCCAAACATTGTCTGTTTGAGAATTATATAGTGTATCATCTTTCTCTCCATCAATCAAGCAAATGTATAGTTTATCATTGGGTTCATTCTTTGCCCAAGAAATAAACTCATGTGCTTCAATATCTACATTATCTTGATGTCCACCAACACCAGTTCTAACCTTGGCAAATACATATGCCTCAAATGGTTCAGTGATAAATGCATCAATTGATTTGAGTGCATCTTTCTTACGAACGTTTCTTACTTTAGAGTATTGAACTGCGTTCATAGTTCCACCACTCTTCATAGGACGCATTTCATTCACATTCTTTGCTTTACGCATAGAAATGTTGTTTTCAGATAGAACTGTAGAGATACCTTTGATAATCTCAGATTCTAAGATTGCACCTTGACGAGATGATACAACAGCACAGTGTAGTGCTACCATACCAGCAAACAAATGGTTTGCTTGACAAGCACCAAGAAGTTGTGGGAGAGTCATATCAAACTCTAGCATTACACGATCTAGTGCCTTGCTATTCAATGCTGCTCTGATCTCTTTTTCGGAATGGATTCCGTCAAGGATTGCCTTTACATTGTCAATGTTTTGACGCTGCAGTTCTTTTCTGCGAGAAATGACATTAATTGTGTACATAATTACCTCAGTAGTTTGCAATATTATCTAGCAGCAAAAATCCATAGGTGGAATCTTCCTCTGCTTCGATCCATTCTTGATACTCCTGATAGATAGCGAGAGCATCTCCAGGTACATTGCTGTGGCAATGTGAATCAAATTGTACCTCCATTCGTTCTAACTGATCTTGAATAAGATCATTTGCATGATTAGCAGGATTACGAAAGAGGCGAGTCAGTTTGCGTTGATTAAGCATAACGAAGTGTTTTCAGGAAAGTTTTCTTTGCTTTGTTGAGTTGACGAGTCCTAGCAGATCGCTTTGGACTCTTGTTGTTGCGACCACGTTTTCGTGGCGTTTCGTGTGATTTAAGGTGCATTTGTTTGACCTCTTGGAATATGATAGGGTAATACCCCAAGAATGTCAAGGGGTGTTTGATTACTGTTGCTTATGAATAATTGTCAAAGTCCAAACTCCTTTAATTTTTTGTTTTTGTACCCTAATCGTGATGCCCATGTATCTCCACCCTCTTTACCTAAAGATGGATTGATACAACCCGTCTTTTTAGTTTCTGGTAGATTATTACAAACAAGACCTGCTAAATCTAATTCATTTCCAATTTTTTGTGTACCACTCCAGTAATGCTGTTGGTCTATCCAATGTGCTCCACATATAGAGCATATTTTTGATTGCATAGATCGATTCTTACAAAGTGTAAAGGTATTTATGGATATAATGCCAAATCGATCTTATCAGGTTTTCTATTCATGACATTGTTGACCACAGTATGATAGTTTTTTTGTACTGCTTCATACTTTACTTTGAGTTCATCAAGTTCACCATCTACCTTATAGAATAGATCTTGAAGTGAGAAATGTGATTCTTCCAATGATTTATACTTTTCATTGAGTTTATTATACTCATCAATGGCAGCACGATAGTTCTTGTAAATCTGTTCTTTTGTTTGTTCTAGATTCACCTGATCACGTTCTGCTTGATCACACATTGCATCAAGTTCTTCATCAGTATATTTAACAGTTGTATTATTCACAACTTCATTCCATGCTTTTTTCATTGCTTGATCTTGTTTCTCAATGTAATGATCAAGCAAATCTGCTGTCAATAGCAGTGCTTTGGGATCATCAACATTATCATTGATCATTTCACGAATCTGAATAAAGTTCGTGATTGTACTGTCAAGATCATTCATTACTGCCCAATAAGGACTCGTCATCGTTCATCATCCTTTGTATAGACTGCTCTAGCATAGCAGTGATTTGATCTGGTGTCAAGTCTTTTAGGAAATCATATTGAGGATCCGTATCATCCCAAGATATTGTAAATGTACCATCCTCATTCTCATCAACTTTTAATGTATCTTCCATTACTCCCCCAACGTAAATTGTGATAGATGTTCGTATTTAGGATCTTCTAATATATCCTGTCGGTTCATGAGTTCATACAAACTATTTGTTGTTTCGACATTCTCTTCCTCTAATTTTTCAATTCTTTCTTCTAATTCTAATACTTTTTCATATAATGTTCTAACTGTACCGATTAGTTGAGTATCCATATTAGTAATTAGATGGTTCTTTTTTCATTTGCATTGTATCACCTTTGCCATGTAAAGACAATACCAGCAGTTCTGTGAATCGTTGCATTTTATCTGGATGTACGGATGCTGGGTGATCACTAATTGCACTTTTTAATGCTTTTAGTTCATTCCATTCATCTTGGGTCATGCAGAGTCCTCCGTGGGTGTGATACTATTTTATCAGGAAAAGAACACAAAGCAAGCAAATTTAATAATGTCTACAGAATATCGAAAGATTCCGCAATGTAATCTTTAGATACTAATTTGTGTCTCTCGATGTATTTATGTACATGAGATTCATGAGAAAACCAGCAAACTTTCTTAGATTTTCCCTCTTTAGTTTCTAGTCGATATGGAAATGTTTCATATGGAAACTTATTCTCATCTGTTGAGACCTTGAAAATAGAATCCTTTTTCTTAGGTTTCATATACTGTACCTTATACTTCATAATGATTAAGTTGATGAACTTTATACTTCATCGTCCTGTCACATCTTCATAATCTTGTAGTGTACCATGCCTGAGGTGCAAACGCAATCGGGGCCAATCTTCCCACTTTCCTTTCCATTCAGCAGGGTAGATTTCAATATACTTTGTAATATGATGTGGTTGGTATCTGCCATGTTGACCAGTGGGAATCCATTCAAAATTAAGAAACTTTCTATTAGGATCGTATCGTGGATCATCCTCTTCAATGATCACAAAGTCATGTGTGCCAGCATAACTTGAATACCACAACTGACCACTGGGATCTAACCAGTAGTCAGTCATTGTGCCACCTAATCCATATTCTTCAATGTCTTTTGTTTGACACACTACATTTGTAAATTGCTCGCCCAAATCATACGATGATCGGAAATAGTCGAACATGCCCATCAGAACCACCCCGCAAAACTAAAGATGTATGATACTCCCCATTCTAACGTATGTGGTGGCAATGCGTCAATATGCTCAAAAGCAAGTCGTCGTGCATGTATGATACGATCTTTGCCTACAGCAATTAGATTTGCCTTTGATCCTCTAAGAAACTCACTAAAATCCACTGGATTATTTTGTTTTTGTCCTGAGATGTATAACCGTCTCATCTCAGAAAATAATACAATTGATTCAGGAGAAAATCTAACAATATGCTCACCTACAGGTATTTCCATACGTTTCATACAACCCATGGAGAACCTCATTGCCTCTCTGACTTCATCAATCGTCAGTGTATCATCATCTCCACTACGATAGGAGTGTTGAATGACACCATTAGTACATTCAATCACACGCAACAATGCAAGTTTATCTTTCTCTGCATCATCTAATGCTTCAAATTCTGTTGTCCAATCAATCATTTTCTTTTCTTTTTCTTTGGTTTCTTATGATCTAACACTTCAACATGACTCAAAAACTTACCACCATGTTGAAACCAAGTTTTCTGCACATCTTCATAATTATCAAAAATCACAGTATCACCATTACTTTTTATTAGTTTGTAGTCGTGACGAAGATATGGTTCGTTGGATGTTTGTCGGAAGTAACGTGGGTCAGTAGGGTCAATGAGTTGAGTCATCGTGGAAATGGCATCGTAAGAATTTTAGCAGTTGTTTCTTGATATTTCATAAACGTCTTTAATACTGTTTTAAGTGTCATTTGTAATTCTTCTACATTCTCACACTGATCGATTGTACGTGCTAACTTTTCATACTCAAACAGTTTTGCTGTACTGTCTAGTGGTATGTTTTCTGGTTTTTGTGTCATTTGTTGTTAACTCCTGAAAAATATCATGGGTTAAGAATCTTCCTCGTCGAAAGAAAAATAATCATACATTGAAGACATTACTGCTTCTTCAATATGTTCGATAATAGCACCTTCTTCTGGTTTGTCAACATGTTTGTGTGCACGTGCATATCCACGACGCACACCTTCTTCAATTGCTAATTCTAGAATTACAAGAGTTTTAGGTTTCATATTATCCCCCATGAAGTATTATTTATAGTTCAGTATAGTCGTATGGTTCTTCATCAGAAGATTCATTGCTATAATATACTTTGAGATTGTCACCACCAATATTCATATGGTAGATTGACCCATCATTTGTATAGATGCCAATCCATACATGACGACCTTCTTCCATCGTTTCATAGTGGAACATCTTCACATCTTCCAGCACGATTTCGTCTGGGTTCTTTTCAAATCGACTCATCTCAAACAACTCCATATGCTTCAAGAATAGCACGGGCAAGTCCGATTGCCAAATCCTTCTGTTCAATACTAATATCCTCACGAGCACCACCACTACAAGAAGTAATGAAAATACCAGCATTATCTACTGTGAGTTCTACTCGTTCAGTTTCATTTTCATTTTCAGGATTAGTCCAGGTGAAAACATCAATCTTGGAACGGAGCACATCAGTTCCAGGAAGCAAAGTGTAAAAATTACTCATACCAAACTCCTTAATACTTTACGAAGAAACTGAATTGAACCATAAAACTCTTCACCATCTTGACCACCAATCACAATCCAATCAACCTCTTCTAATGCTAGTTGGATCTTTTGTTCTCTGGTGAGATCTTCAAAATCTTTTTCTGCAAACTCTTTCCGTTCAATCGCAGCAAGATGTTGGAAGGCATGTTTGTTTTCCTCCATAAGGTTTTTTGCGATGTCTAATACCTTATTTTCTTTTTCCCGTCGTGCTGCTTCTTCAAGCATTTCTTCGTGGTTAATAAGTTCTCGGATTTTCTCCTTTCCGTATTGTGTGAGGTGTTGTTTTTGTTGACGAAGTTGATCGATCTCTTCTTGTGTGAGATCAACCCAGGGCATATCATTATTCATAGCACCTCCCATTCAGTCTCCCAGTGACAGTCTTCACTTACATTAACCCAGAAAAAGTATTTCTGATTCTCACTAGCAAGAAACAACATACCATCACCTTTGTCTTGCTCAACAATACAGATAGGATTACCATCCATAGAGTTAGCAAGACGATTCTTTGCCTTGCTGGATTTAGGTTTTACAGTGACTCTTCGCATGATTCAACCTCCAAACAGTTCGTCAAACAGTGCATCACCAGACAATTCACGTTCGGTCCACACTTTTTCAGCATTATCAGCAATCATTGCCTGTTCAATCTTAGCATCAATGGGAGATTGAGTAGAGTGCCAGGTGCCGTTGCGGTCTTGCCAGAGCATGGGTCCGTTGGTTGATTACCTATGTAATATAGGGAAGACCGAACGGAAAGTCAAGAGGTGATTGATTAGGAATCCTTATGGTCAAACACATCATCAGTAAGATCTTCCCATCTATCAAAGAAATCTTCATCTAATGGAATCAATTTCTCTTCTCCCCGATCAATACGATCTACCAGTTCTTGTAGATACTCAAGATACTCCTTTGGTAGACACTCATCCGTGTTGATACTGTCCCAGAAACAATTAAGACATTCTTCATAAGGATCATCATACCACATCAGAGCATAATCCTTATAGTTATTACTCAAAAGGTCTCTCCACATCTTGAAGTTGTTCCACATCTCTCTCCAACCAGTTTGGAGACAGTGACCGAAGTAATACTCAAACCAGTTCAGTTTTGTATTCATGTTGATAATTCAATAATTTTAGATATGTCTATGATAGCAAAGAATGCTTGAAGTACAATGACATCCCAGGTTTTGATCTGAATAGAAAAGGGAACCATAACAATTCCCCCAATCAAACGAAACCAGCAACCAGTTCTCATGTCACCATATAAAAGAATAAAGTATCCTATTATGAGTAGAATACTCCCGATAATACGAAGTGCGGTTGCATTTAGTTTCATCATTCAAACTCTCCTGTCCTATTTCGATAAGGATAGATAGGTATCCGATAGGGTGACGCACAATGAACTGTGGTGATATTATTCTTGGTTGCTTCTGCCATCTCACGATAACCAGAACCAACATAGAATTGACCACCAACAACTGCTACAGCACACGCACCCCAGAAGATGTAGTACCATTTAGATTTGATTTGATGTCTAATGTTT